CTCCTTATGCGAGCCACGGCGAGACGAGCACTTCAGCCGAGTTCTGGTAGACGTTGGTGGCACCATCGGCATTGCGTTCGGCCTTGATGACTTCCAGCGCCTTCTTTTCCAGAGAGGGCGGCACCACCAGCAGGCTGGGGCGCACGCCCAGGGGTTTGCCCTTGTCGCCCTTCATGCCCATCATGGCGGCACGTGCGGCGCCGTAGGTTTCGGCAGTCAGGTCCTGCTTGCTGGCGTGTGCCAGCTGCCACAGGCCGTATCCGGCGTTGGCGCGGCAATCCACGCCGTAGCGGTATTCCTTGGCCGTAAACACCTTCTCGTCCGTGGGGGTGTCCATACGGACGAATTCGTAATTGCGACGCTGCTGGAATATGAGGGGCTTCACGGCACGGGTGGTATCCAGCAAGAACCACGGCGTGCCGGTGCCGCCGCCGAAGTTGGAGACGCTGATCTCGCTGCCGTTCTCGTCCAGCACGGGGTGGTCGGTGTCAAAGAAGTTCTGGCCGTCATAGCAGCGACCGGTGAAGCCATTCAGGAGCAGACCGAAAGTCAGGATGGAAGGATGTACCTTGGCATCCTGCCCCAGCTGCGCGAACAGGGGCGAGTACACGCCCACGGCATCGTCTTCGATATCGTCGCGGTCCACGCCCACGGTGTTTTCAAACGACAGGTTCTTGATGGTGAAGTCGTGCAGCTTCAGGTTCTGGATGACACGGTCGCCCAGCCACTCGCGGAAGCCGGTGGTGTTGCCCAGCCACGGGTAGGTTTCCATTCTGGCTGTGCTCTTGACCACCATGGCGATCTTTTCATGGTCCGCCGGTGCCCCGGCGAACGCCTGCTGGAAGACAAGCTTAAATCCGGCAAAGAGCGCCTGCAGGCTCTGCTGATTGATAATCATGGGTACTCCTAGAACGCGACCCAGACGCCGGTGGCGTCCACGTCTCTGATGGTTCCGGCAGCGGGACGGGTGCCGCTGCCGTTGGTAGCCGCGACGGTCTGATCGTCCACGGCATAGGCTGCCTTGCCGATGTGGGTGCGGTTGATGCTGCCGTCGTTGGCAAGATGGAACGCACCCCGCACCTTGACAGAAACCTGCAGGTCTCCGTCAGCCCCGGCGCTGTTGTCCGCATAGCCATCCGCTACACCCAGCACGGTCAGTGCGGCCGAAGCGGATGCGGGTACGGCATAGCCGGTGGCGTTCAGCGCCACCATGCCGCCCGCGTACAGGCAGACGGACGCTGCCACGGGGTGGGCGTAGTGCATGTCATCGCGGCGCTTAGTGTCTCTGTCCTTGGTAAGAGCAGTCATTTACGCCTCCTTGCCGCCGGGGGCGGCGGCCTGAACGCTTTTGATGTAGTCGGCTTCGGTCAGTCCCAGCTGGGCGCACACGGCGCGTTCTTCATCGGAGAGTTTGCCGGTGCCAGCGGGCGGCGCACCTTCAGGTCCATTGGGACCGGTGGGAACAACCGGAGCGGATGCACTCATCCATGCCCGGAATCCTTCAGGGTCTTTTTCCGCATAGCTCTGCGCCCACGGCTCCATTGCGGGGCTGACCTTGTGGGCAGCCTTGGCCTCTTCCACCAGCGATTTGGCGGTGGATGCGGACACGTCCTTGCGCAGTGCGGCCAACGCGGAGGATGTCTCCTGATACATTTCAATGGGAACAAACTTCGCCGGGTCGGGCGCGGCCACGCGGCTGGCCAGTGCGCGGGCCTCGGTGGCAATGGCATCGGCGGAGGCTCCTTCCGCTGCCCCGATGGCCTTGGCGATGGAGGCCAGCCCCGCGCCTGCGCTGTGCGCTGCGGTGACGAGGCCCTGCACCTTGGCCGTCACGACATCCTCGGCACTGTCCGCAGGCAGGCCGAGAATGCCGGTAAGCATTTTCTTGAGGTCCATATCTTCCTCTCTGGTATGGGGTTGGGCCTCGCCGCCTGCATGGCGGGAGGCAATGGCGACAAGTTCGAGATTGGGCACATTGGTCAGGGCGGCAGATTCGATACGGATGATGCGACCATCCGCTGTGTGGCGGAACACCGGAGACAGGTAACGGTATTCTCGCGCCCTGATATGGGCGGCTGCCTTTTCCGTCCACCGGACCCGGCCCCACACCTCACCTCCAAACTTGACCGCCAACTCGACAATCCAGCCGGATGCCGGAGCAGGCTGCCCGTTGATGGCGGCGTATTCCAGCTGGTGGTCGTAATCCATGGGCAATTCCGCACCGGCCTGATAGGCGATGGTGGTCGCAATGATGCTTGCCGGATCGGCGTTGCGGTACGGGCCACGACCGTCTCTGCCGCGAAATTCCCCGGAGGGCAGCAACTGTATCCATTCCGGAGGCGTTGCGACCACATCCATAGGGTCGGTCAGTTCCACCGCGTGGCGGGCCTGCAAAAGGGGAGATGTAGTGTGCTTGGTGTCCATGCGCCCCTTTTAGGGCGCATGGTGGGCCGAGTCTTTTAATGCCCGTTAGAACATGGCCGGGCTGGAGGAAGAAAGGACTGGCGCTGCCGGACTGGCGTGGGCGCGAGGATGGCGTTCATGAACGTTCATGAACGGGTTTTGCCGTGCGAAAGACGGCAGGGGCGGGCAACGTGTCGCGGGAACCCGTTTGGGGCCGCAAACGGTTATATTATGCATGCGCCCCTTGCATCAGCGCACGAGGCGTCGTATTGTCTCCGTACAGGTACCGCACCCGGCGCTGGCCGCGAAATCGCTTCGGCCCGCCATACTCCGCCCCCGGAAGGGTCTGCAGCGGAGACGCGAAAGGGGATTGGCGTTCCCCCGCCGGATGCGGCCCTCCCATCAGATATCTCCCTCCACCACATCATACCGCCCTCTGTTGCGCAGCTCGTCCGCATTGGTGGTTCGTCCGCTGCGTACACTGTTGGTGGTCACTTTTTCCCGTGCCACCCGCGTGTGGTAGTCCACCTTGACGATGACCTTTTCCGCCGCGTTGCCTTCCATATTCCAGACGTAGACCAGGCCGGGGTCCTGCTTGTCCCACAGGATGGCCTGCGGCCGGGAGAGAATTTGCGGCAGCCGGGAGAGAGTGGCGGCTGGCAGCTGATTGCCCTTGGCGCTGCGCAGCATGTGCAGCACGTCACCATCTGCCATGGTGATGGCCCCCGATGCCGGGGTCACATTGCGGCCGCGCAGGAAGTCCAGCGCTCCGGGCGGAAGGGCCCCGACGACACGGCGCTCGCCCATGGCGCGATAGTTGCCGCTGCGGGCGCGATGTACCACATCATTGACCCACCCCGCGAAATCCTTTTCCAATGCGGGCATCACGAACCTGGCCGATGCGGCCATGGCCCGTGCCGCCACATCGGGCGGCAGCGGCACCAGCTTGTTCATCAGGGTGCGGGCCGCGTGTTCCTGCAGGGCAGCCTTGCCGGGATTGTAGCCCCAGCCGGGGTCAATGCCCTTGGGCACCATCACAACTTCGCCGGTCTTGGGGTTCTTCCACGGTACGGAAGTGGATTCCGGGGCCGCCTCGCTGACCGTATAACCGTAACGGTCCAGATCACGCTGCCCCAGTTGCTGGACGGAGCAATAGCAGACCCAGCCATTGGGCGGATAGTGCGTGTCCCACCACGGATCATCCATGGGCAGCACGGTGCCATGCCATGCTCGGTGCTCGGGACGTGTGCGCGGGCGCAGCACAGACACATACCGCAGGAAAGGACGCCGGTCCTTGGTGCGCTGCGCCCGCGCCCATGCGCCGGAGGCATGGGCCGTGCGCAGGTTTACATCGTAGATGGTGCGCAGACGACGCGGGCTGCCCAGCTGGACCGAGCGTACTTCGCCGGTGCGCGGATCAGGCAAGTCCTTGCGGCCCCACCAGCCTTTGGCCTGCAGGACGGGCGTCAGTTCCTTTTTGAAGTCACGGAAGGTCTGACCCTGCTCCAGCACCTTTTGCAGCTGCCCGTGGATGTCGCCAAGGATGTCGAACCCGGCGGACTTGGCCACGGTGGTGGCCGTGGCATGGGCTTCCTGCCACATGTCATGCCAGTCCCATGTGGGCGGCAGTTCATAGCCCTTGGCCTTGAAGTAGGCCACGGCCTCTTCCGGCGGCAGTGGGCGCAGCTTAAGCATTTCCATCATCCTCGCCATCATGCACGGGGGCACCCGTTGCCCCGGCCAGCTTGGCCATGAAGATGCAGCGGGCCAGCGCCTCGGTCAGAGCTGCCGTATCCTGCTCGCTGACCACGTTCGGCAGACGGCGCAGAAACTCTTCGTGTGTGTCGCATTCTTCCAGCAGGCGGTGCAGTGGATCAAGCATCGGCTGCATCATGGGCTGCCAATCTGCCAGCGCCTCATCTGCCAGATGATCCAGTCTGTCCGTTGCGTCAGCCGTGCCTTCTTCCTGCTTGTTTGTCGCATGCAGGGAGCGCTGCAGTGCCTGCTGCGACTCCTGCGGTACGACGGATGCGGCACCGGGAGCGGAGAGCACCACGGCCCCGGCAGCAGGTTCCGGCAGGCCCAGCTTGTCTCGCATCACGCTGGTTTCAACATCCAGCCCAAGCGGGACCAATGTTTCCACGGCGGAGACGAGCGCGGCAATATCCTCCGCGTCCGGACGGGATATGATGACGCGCGGGTACCGGAGGCGCGGGCCGAGATTCAGGTCCACCATGGGGCGCACGATGTCACGGTTGAGCGTGGCTGCTAACTGCCCGGCGTCAGAGCGTTCGATATCTTCCCTAACCTCTTTATGTGCTTCAGCCGTGCCAACGTGTTGCCCGGTGTCCGTGGTGCCGGTCTGCCCCAGCACGGCCTTGGAGGTTTGTCGGTCCAGATAGGCGGCCAGCTTTTCGTACAGATCGATGTTGCCTGATATCTTGGCTTCCACGAATTCCAGCATCATGGATTCGGGGATGATGGCAGCCGCGTCCCGCGCAATATTGCGTACGGCCCGCAGTAAGGTGGCCTTGTCTTCCGCCGAGGCACCGGCTCCGTATTTACCGACGCGCAAGGGGTGCCCGAAGATTTCCGCGAACTGGACCCATGACTTGATATCGAAGTTTTTGAACAGCCAGACCCAGGCAATGGCGTAGGCCAGACCGCCACGGATGGGCAGACCGCTTTTGGATTTGTGGACATGCACTATGTACTTGAAGGGGGAAAGGGGCTGCAACTGCCCGCCCGCATCCAGCAGGCGCAACGTGCGCCCGTCCGCCGGGTCGAAGCGGAACCAGCGCGGGTCACGCCACAGCAGCGCCTTGGGCATCCAGCGCTTGCCACTGGTATCCCACATGATCTCCGTGACGGAGAATCCCTTGCCCACGGCATCCAGCACGTCGAACAGAGCGGGCTGCAGCTCGTCCCACTCCAGCCACTCGCGTACAAGATCGGCGGCAGCCACATCGGCGGCATCGTCGCTGGCGGAAACTACCGTCACGTCGAGGCCGGACACCTGCAATTTGCGGGTGCCGAGCACGGACCGATAGTGCAAGTCCTTCTCTTCCATCTCCTCGGCCAGTTCCAGGTACCGTGTGGGTTCACCCTCTTCCGCATCGCGCAGGATACGGGCGAGGCGTTCCGGTGTCATGCCCTGCGCCGGATGCCCGGAAATGACCTGACGCACGCCGGTCAGCGTCGGCCCGGCTTCCTCTTCCCTCAGGCGGGATGTTTCCACGGGTCTGCCCAAATGGTCATATAGCATCAGTAGGCACCTCTTCCGAACCGGGCGCGGGATTCACCCCATGCCTCGTCCGGATCATCGTCGTGCCCGGGCGCGTGCGCCGAGGGCAGAACAGGTTCATATCCATATTCCACAATATCCGTGCAGCTGGCGGCATAGCCCAGCACGTGGGCTATGGCACTGTCGCCGTGACGCTTGCCCTTACCCCTGCCACCGGACGTGTCGCCTTCAGGCACGCGGGCCACGCCCTTGACCAGTTTGATGGCCCGGTGATCAGAGATGATGTCTGCATCGCGGGGCAGCAATGTGGTGCCGTCCTCAAAGGCTGCCTTGAAGCGGGGCATATTCTCGCGGTACCAGGCTTCGGAAAACTTCACCTGCGTGATCCGGCCCATGCCGTAACGCTGCGCCGTGATTTCCGCCAGATGGGCACCGTTGCCGGTGGCATCCATCATCCCGCCCATGAAGCGGGGCAGGCGGTCCAGCACGTACCACAGTATCTGCCGCTGCTGGTCGAACGGGATGTTGCGCAGCTCCAGCACAAATGGCGGCCGCCGGGTCATGTCCTGCTGCACGGCAATGGGCCAGATGTCCGTTAAGTCGCCGTTACGGGCAAAGTCCTGGCCGAAGTAATGCTGGAGCTTGGGGTCGCACTGGCGCAGAAGCGGGGCGAGATTCTCCTCGCACCAGTCCTTTGTTTCCGCCACGCGCAGATGTTCCGGCCATTCCACAAATGTGTCCGGCTGCTCCCAGCGCACCACGGGGATGTCGGGATCGGACCGCTTTTCCAGCAGGGCCAGTTGCAGGTAGGCACCATTGCCGCGATTGGGGATACAGAACAATTCCTCGTCCGCACCATCGCCATAGAAGGCAATGATCTCTTCCCGCCACTTCGCCTCGGCCCCGGCTGTCCATTCCTTACCCTGCTTCTGGCAGATGCGCTTGTACAGCCCTTCGGCCAGTGCCCTGTCAAAGTCACAGCGCAGGAGCGAGTACGGCTTGCGCCCGGCGCGAATATCCGTGATCAGCGTGTTGAACGGGTTCTCATCACCGTCATGGGTACTGATGACAAGCACCTTGCCGCCCCAGATGAGCAAGGCGAACGCGGCCTTGAGCAGTTCCTCCAGATCATCATGGAACGCTGCCTCATCAATGATCACCAGCCCCTGCATGCCTCGCAACGCACGGGGAACGGAAGGCAGTGCCACCACTTTGCCCCCAGACGTGTCCATACGGAACGCCTTGATGTCCTGATCCGGACGTTCAGGGTCCTTGAACACGGTCTCGCCTACGGACACGGCACCTTCCTGCATCACTCTGGCCCAATTACCACAGTATTCTATGAACTCACGGGCCATTTCGAGGTTGTACCCCATGTAGTACACATCCATGCCTTCATCTTCAGGAGCGGCATGGGCCACCGCAATGGCTGCTGCTGCCCATGAATAGCCCGTGCGGCGGCTCTTTTCGACCACAGTGACCGGGGAAGCGAGTACCGCTTCATAGAGTTCCCATTGATAGGGCAGGAATCCGGCGAGATTCATACGGCACCTCCGAGAACGGCCTGCATCATCTGGCTAATAACCTTTCCGGATACACCGGCCTTGCGGCCTACCTCGGACACGGTGGACGCAGCCTGCTTATTGGCCGCCCTGGTTGCCTCTTCCCGGATACGGGAAATAAGGTCCGCATCCGCTTTGGAGGCTTTGCCGAGATGGTCCAGCGCCTTGGCCAGTTCCATGGCCGAACGGGGATCAAGAGGCACAGGGTTGCCTTCCTCGTCGGTGGCCTCCGCACTGCTGATCACATCGGTGATGGCGGCGTGAAGGAACTGGATGTTCATCCTCGCCACCTTGCTTTCCGGCTCATCGCCGAATCGTTGCACCAATGCTTCCGCCATGTCGCGGCTGCGCCGGATACGTTCGCCGACCTTGTCGATGTGCTGCTTGTAGCGGTGCAAGGCGCTGCGGCTGACCTGCACGTCCAGCCCGGCCAGCGCGTCCAGTATCTCGTCCAGCGTACGGCCCTGCTCCAGCAGGACGCCTATGCGCTCCCGCACTTCCGGGGGCAGGCGTTTGATGGTGGATTTCTTGGGCATGGCTGCACCTACTCTCCGGGCATGGGCCGTTTGACGCCGGGCACTGATGCCACGCCGTCGGCAACGTCCTGCCCATAGGCACGCAGTGTGGCCACAGTCACATCGCTTTTGTCGGAAGTGACAATTAATCCCTGCGCCTCCAACCATGCAAGGTCACCCTTGACCACATCGTGGCTCACGGCGTGTCCCAGCGACTGCAGCGCGGTTTTAAGCACATAGTGGTTTGCCTCCCGCCCCGACGATCCGGAGAGCAGACGCAGGATGCACAGGCGGCGGTCTTCTGTCAGTACGTTTTGAAAGGACATGGGCTACTTCCCCTTGGTAACGTGGTAATCATTGAGCATGGACACCTGCCGCGACACGGACCTGAGTAGCTCCGCCTGTCCTTCGGCACGGGCGTTGGCCGCCTTCAGCTCGCCGCTGATGTCCGACAGTTTCACCACCACGGCCTGCATGTCCTTGGACGAGGGCGCGTTTTCAAGGTCGCCCTCGATGTCGGACAGCCGTTTGCTTATGGCGGCATTGCAAGCCGCGCAACATTCCTTGGTGACAAATGCCTTGCGCATGGACCACAAGGCCCAGCCAAGCAGTGCGGACACGAGGGAGACAATGACAGGCACAATAACCCCGGCCCACTGGACGATCTGATCATTCACCGGCCACCCCTCCTGCGGCCTGCGCGTCATAGCAGCTCAGTGCTGCCTCCAGCAGGCGCACATACGTGCGGATCATCTGGTGGCGGGAGGTCAGTGCATCCACGTTGGGCGGGGCGTCGAATGGCGCATCGCCGTCCACGGAGCCTGCCACCGAGGCGAGTTCATTTGCCGTCAGGGGGGTAGGATGCGGGCACGGCGTGAATAGATGGCGCACTGTGAGCACGGTGGGCTCCTGCCGGGGCGGCGTGTGAGCGCAGCCCGCGACACTACCAAGCATTAAGCAGATCAGCAGCGGCATGACGCGTCGCATTATCCACCACCTTTGCGGCTTCTTCAGCGGTTCGGGGTCTGGTGATCGCGCGGGACAACATGGCCCGACGCGCGGCTTCTTCCGTCAGGTGCTTGCTGTACAAGGCCTGCGTGGCGTTCACCTGTCGCGACAGGGCGGCGATGGTAGCATTGCAACTGCGCTGGTCGGCCAGCAACAGATTGCCCGCCGTGCGGGCCTGCGCCAGCTCGTGCCGGGTGGCATCGTGCGCTGCGGCTTCATGCGCCAGAGCGGAGCGGGCATCTGCCACGTCTCCACGCAGCCATAAGGCCCAGCACAACAGGCCAAATACCACGGCCATTCCTGCTATCAGCAGGGCCAGCTTGGTCTTGGGGATGAGGGACATGGGGATCGGTAACATCAGTTTCCTCCGATATTGAGATCGCGCTCGGCATCGAGATCACGTAATGACGGCGCGGGTGCGGTGGTCTCATTGTATACAGGGCCGGTCGGCGGGTACGCACCCCACACGCCTCCGGAGCCTAATTCAAAGCGGGATTGTGCAGCCTTGGCACCGCAGGCCCCGCCGATGAGCCCGGCCTCTGCCCAGCCCAGCGGAATGTAATGCCCGGCCACGACCATGCCCGTGATCCACGCCCCCAGCACCACCACGCACACCAGCACAGCCATAATGCGCATGGCCGATGTGCCGCCGGTATGATCGCAGAAGGCATCGCCAAGCAAATTCCCAAGCCGCATTACGCCATTCCCTCCTTAGCCAGCTGCGTGCACCAGCCGTCCAAGGCTCCGGTGCGGTTGAGCCAGCCCGCGAGAAAGGCGCGGTAGTCCACAACCTGCCCGCTGCTCAAAACTTTGGGCGGTCGGGCGACCAATGATTGGTAGAACGCCTCACGTTCAGTGATGGTGGATAATGCAAGGGCCAACGACCCGTCGCGGCACAGCAGGGTGACACGCCGCAGAGTGTTGGGGCCAAGGCGACCATCTTCCACCAGCGGAATGCCGTCGGTACGGTTGCATGCGGCCTGCAGCTGGCGCACGGC